CCCAAGCATCCATTACCAGCACGCTCAAGTTAGCGGTTGACGATACCTCTTTGCCGGAAGCAAAGCGTATCAGTATTTCTCAGTTGGATGCAAGGTATGGAACCTTGTTTCAGCCTTGTTACTTGGAATGGTATCAGGTAACGGGCGCTGAGGTAACGCCTATTTCAACGCAGAATGTCTTTGAGAGACTTGTCCTTAACGCTGCACTCACGGGCGTTGACTCTTCCACAGGATTGACGAGCGATCCACAGGGAGTGGTTACCTACAACGGGACTACGGCTGACTTTCGTGTTGAAGCAAATGTCTCATTGGCAGGAACGAACAACGATGACATTCACATCGCTATTGCGTTGAATGGAAATGTTCAAACGAAGTCTCAGCAGTCAACCGTGATGCGTTCAGGCGGTAAAGACTCAAACGTTTACTCTCAATGCTTGTTGAGCCTTTCTTCGGGCGATACGGTAGAGGTTTATGTAAAAAACTCCACATCGGCAGACTCCGTAACTTTGGGGGATATTAATGTGATTATTGAAAAAATAAGCTGATATGGCATTAGCACGGCTCACATCGTTTTCATTCGGGGAGAAGTTATTGACTTTGACCTATGCCAATTCGCAGACCTATTATGTCTCCTATGCCCATTTGGTCGCTTTTGAGCTTGACCCCCGAACCACAGACCCAAAGGTTTACATCTATACGCACGGAGAGACGAGTGAAACGCTCTTTGTGAGTAGTAGCGACCTTGTGGCCCTGGGGAGCAGCATTAGTGCGTTCTTGGCATCGTTGCAAAGCGTGATGGTGAATCAGCTCTTTTGGTTTGAGATATGGGCGAATTTTCTTGCTCGTGCCAAGGCCAATTCTGCGTTGACCCCCGAACTCGCAAGCACTTGCGGTCGGTATTTCCGATACGAACTGAATCCTCCCTTGGTACCTACGGCCACGGAGGATTATGCCGATTTCTGGTACTTCAATCAGCGGTGCGACAACGATAGTGCCACCGTTAAGGAGGTGTCGGCCTATAATTGTTTGCTCACGAGGTTTTCAGCCTTAAATCCGAATTAACGATGTCCAATCCATCTTTTCTGAATGTCCCTTACCGCTTTAAGGCCGGGACTTTGTATAGCCAAATCCCTGAGAGCGGTCTTGGTGATTTGACCGTAACTCGTGCGACTACTCCAACAGCCAATCTTTCAACGAGAGTTAACGCTTCGGGTTTTATTGAACTCGTTGCCAACAATGTCCCTCGTCTTGATTATCCTTTGGGAGGCATTGCTAACGGATGCCCTGGGTTGCTCGTTGAGCCGAGTGCGCAGAACTTGGCATTACAGAGCGAGAATTTTGGAACCACCTGGAGCCCTGTTTCTTTGCTTGCATTTGGAAGCGGAAGCGTCCTGAATACAACCGCAACCCTTGACCCATATGGCACAAATGTTGCCGACTTGATTGTTGCAAATACCACCGTTACCCAACACAGAATTGAACAAACAACGGCTTCTGCGGCTGGAAGTTATACTTTTTCCATTTTTCTTAAAGCCGCAGGATATGGGTTTGCAAGGCTTCGGATAGGTGGTATTGGTGCCACTTTCAATCTTACCACAGGAGTGGTTGGTGCAACTGAAGCAGGAATCATTCCTTCAATCCAATCTTATGGAAATGGATGGTATCGTTGCATTGCTTCAAAAGCGGTTTCAGTCGCAAACGAGATTATCCGTGTTAATGTTCAATCAACTCTAAGCACCGCAGACTTTGCAGGCGATGGTACTTCGGGAATATACATCTTTGGCGGCCAATATGAGTTAGGGGCAGGCGCAAGTTCCTACATCCCCACAACAACTGCCGCCATAACCCGTGGAGCAGATGTCGTTAACAAGAGCGGCATTGGTGGGTTAATTGGTCAGACACAGGGGACGATTTATTTGAACACAACATACAGCACATTAGCTTCCACAGGGACGGTTTGGTTTTCGGTCTTAGGTTCATCAAACTATATTGGATTAGCACTCTCAAGCTCTATTCGCTCAATAGTAAATGGACAAAGCGATATTTTAAGCGGATCACCTCCAACCGCTTCCGGGATAAGAATAGCTTGGGCATATAATGCTTCTGGCGTTGTTTGTTTTGTTAATGGGACTCAATACACATTGACAAATGGAGGTTCACAGGTGATTACTGAATTAAATAGAGTGCTTATTGATATGAGTTCCCACGCTACTCGTATTGCTGATACTCGCATACGTTCCATTGCCATCTACCCCACAAGGCTTACAAATTCTGAACTCCAGGCCCTCACAACCTAAGATATGTCCACTCCTTCTCTCCTAAACATCCCGTATGTCATAAAGGCGGGAACTCTTTACAGCCAAATCCCCGAAACGGGGGCAGGCGATTTCACGGTGACTCGTGCCACCACGCCCACGGCCAATCGTTCCACGAGAATCAATGCCAATGGCTTTATTGAACTCGTGAACGACAATGTGCCGAGGTTGGATTATCCTCGTGGTGGAGCGGTGAATGGGTGTGCTGCGTTGCTCGTGGAACCTGCTGCGACAAACAACCTTCAAAGGAGTGAGGAGTTTGATAACTCATATTGGACCAAGGCTAATGGAGTCGCTACGCCTACCACGGAAACGGCCGCTCCCGATGGAAACCTTACGGCAGAAAACTATGTGGTAAACAATGGTGCGGCAGGAAATTCGCCAATCGTAAGAATACTGAGCTTGCTTGCAAACACGACTTATACATTAAGTGTTTTTGTAAAAAGAAGGGATTACGATACGGCAACTGTAAGAATATATACTGACGAAACAAGCTTTGCTACTTGTTCATTTAATCTGTCAACTGGAACGGCAACGGGTGGTAGCATATTGAATTTTGGCAATGGTTGGTATCGGGTTTCGGTCACTTTAACGACCGCTGCAACTGTCACAAACAGCCAGGTCCAATTAATCCGTGACGCTCAAATTCGTGATGGAGTTGCCGGTATTTACATTTGGGGCGCACAACTTGAGGTCGGCTCCGTTGCCACCTCCTACATCCCCACCACAACCGCAGCCATCACTCGTGCTGCGGATGTGATAAATAAGACGAGCATCGCCTCGTTAATAGGGCAGACCGAGGGGACGATTTATGCTGAGGTGGATATGCAAAGGTTGGTTCTTGGAAGCGTCTTTGTTTTGGACGTTGGTGGAACGACTGAATATATCGCAATCGCAAAACTCGCAACAGGAGCTTTTAGGGTGAGTATAAAAAAGACATCAACATCAGCGGTCAATATCATTACAACATCGGCAAATGCGGTTGGAGTCTATAAGATTGCGTTTGCTTACAAAAATGGTGATTACGCAATGAGTATCAATGGTGCAACGCCATTAACAAGTAGCAACTCAACGGACTATCCAATAGGCTCTCTAACGCAGGTTGTTGTATCAAACACAAGTTATGGACCAATCAACGACCGTATCCGTGCCATTGCCCTCTACCCAAATCGCCTAACCAACACTCAACTCCAAACCCTCACAACCCCATAAAAATTCGCCCATTCTTTAATAAATTTGACGCACTATGGCACTACCTACCTTAACCGCAAGAACCTTCGGCTCAACGCAATTACAGCTCACATACGCTGACGGAAGGCAGTATTTCCTTAATTATCGGGACATTATCTCCACGGAGCTTGACGGAACGGACGGCACCACAAAGGTTCGCATTTACTTGTCTGGTGGCCTGGATGAGTCTATGTTCGTGACCAACGCTGACCTTGTGGCCCTTGGCACAACCGCATCGGCATTCTTGACCACTCTCAACACTTACTTGTAATGGACTTGAGGCAGACATTGACGGAACTCGGCATTAATGTCGGGATGTCCGTAGGAGGCTTTCTCGGAAGCCTCGTCCTCGTAGGAAAGCAAAAGGGAGCGTCTTTACGCACCCAACTCTTCTCCATCCTCGCAGGAACCTTGTCTGCTAATTACCTTACCCCTCTCGCTATCACCTTGCTTGGTATTGAACTTGAATCCGCTCAATTCGCTATGGCCTTCCTTGTTGGCTTTAGCGGTTTGAGGGTTGTGGAAACGCTCTCCAATTACTTCCATAAGAAAGTTGAATCCAAAGGCGATGAGTCTTGAGCAACGCCTTTCCCCAAGAGTCCCCAAGCTCGTTATAGACC